ATGTTGTAGAAGATTGGCGGCATAATATCGGCAAGAGTTGCCTGATCCCCAGCAGCAAGAGCTTCCGCAAAGACAGACAATGTTTGGCCGCTTGGATCACGGCTATTCAGCATTGACGAGACACGACGAACAACGCCTTCGTTCAACTGTTTCTCAGCAGAATTAATCTTAGAAAGGATCGAGTTGTAAGCGTCCCGGCCAATAACTCTTGGATCATACTTAGAGATTTCATCAATGAGCTGTTGTCTAGCCTGATAGATTTGAGTCGCTGAACCAAATTCGCCATAGCCAGCATAGGTGTTTGAGTCAACAGTCTGAGCCAAGGTGACATCAAAAACCGTAGCATTGTCTTTTTCGGCGGCAGCTTCAGCCTCAGACCTAGCTTTGGCATTGTTTGCAATCGCAGCCCCAACATCTTTTGAAATCTCAAAGACATCTTTGTTTTCATTGGCAAACTTTATGTAGTCAATCGGAGCATCAACCCCAGACATGACTTCCATTTGCTTGACAACACCACGTGCTGCTGGGCCCATCATCTCATAGATTGTCTTTTGGCCACCGCTCTGCATGTAGAGTTGGATAAGGCCAGAATCCACGGCCACATTTGGATCGGCCATTGCAGCAGACAAACGACCAGACATGTAAGCCGTGCGAGCTTTCTCAAGAAATTCAGGCTTAGAGTTTGGAGAAATTCCAGCATCAACATAGTCAATATGTTGAGCATTTATTCCTTTAGTAGCGCGGTCAGCTTGGTCAAACGCAACGGCACCGCCAGATGCGCCAATGTTAAACATGCTTTCGATGTAGGCGTCTTCAGACTTTTGCTTAGCAGCTTGAGCCTCAGCGCGGATTCTGTTCATCTGAGCAATCTGAAGCCGGGTGCGTCCGTCTTCCAGCGCAGACGCGCCACGATCCACAACGATCTGCTTATAGAAACCAGATGCGTTTGCACCAGTGCCTTCAAGATACTGAGAGAACGCAGTCTCAAAAGCCTTGGGCGAGTCCTGATACCTGTTGAGCATCAGCTCTTTTGTGTTCTGAATGTCGTCAGCAATAGCCTGCTCAAAGCGTTGAAGAGCTACCTTCTCAAACGCTTCCCGCGAAAACCGACCCATAGTCTGAGTTAGTTCCATTGCCATCGGAAGCTTGTTGTTGGCATCGAAGGTGGTGATGAGATTGATGTCAGTCTCAGCAGCAAGTTCACCGCCACGCTTTACAGCTTGATCGCGGGCAATCTCATAGGAGCGCCGATAAATTTGGTCTGCGCCAGAGACAACGGCTTCAGCAATCGACTGACCAGCCTGCGGTGTCCGAAGAACGCCAATAGGCTGGATGCCAAATTCGCGAGTCTGACGTTTGATTTCGACCATTAGCGTGTGTCCCTATAATCTGAGTAAGCAGTAAGACCAGTTGCTGTTGCTTTGAGCAACGAGCCAATAAAAGCTTCCTGCCCAACACGGCGCTCAGTTGCGCCTTGCTGTCTTAGCTTTAGTTCGTTGAGGCGAGTCATAAGGTTTAGATCGGAGATGTCTTCGCCAAAGACCTTCTGTTCCTTGCGCTTAAACGCCTCAATAGATGGGTCAATGTCTCGACCAGCAGCATAGAAGGCGGCATCGGCGGCAGACATGGCTTCCTTAAAGGCAGCGTTCCGCATGTTTGCTTGCTGAACGCCCTGAGCCTTAGCTAAGATTGATTCCGTCTTCGTGCTGAATGCGTTTAGCTCACCAGTTCTTTTGGCAGCAATGCCGCCATAAATAGAGCCAGCGGCTGATACGCCAGCGGAGAGCAGCATTAAAGTAACTGGGTCCATTAGATCATCAACTCCGCAATCAAGCCGTTCAACTGAAGCGGCAACGGTTCATTCTGAGATACAGTAACCTGTGGATCGCGCCCATAGCCAAGAAGTCGAAACTCCTTCTTGCCACTGAACGTAGAGTCTATCGACGCAGCCCTGTTGTTTACCTTTACGGATCGAGTTGAGCGCAAGTCAACGATAGCAGCAGAGACGCCACGGACATCGCCAGTTCTAGGCCCGCCCTGAAGCGCAGCATCAATTGGGTTTGTCGTCACGCTAACTGGGAAGGCCACACCAACGTGGTAGGTTCCAGTGTATCCAGTCATAGAAATTTTGTTGACACCGCCATCTAGGACAACAGTTCTTTGACCAATGTATTGAAGGCCATCATTACTTACGACAGAAACGACATCGCCAACACTGTAAGAGCTACCAACAGTGATGTAATTAGATGAAACGGTTCCAGTGACGTAAAAGTCTAGGCCAATTTCTCCGTCAAACTCGCACAGGTGCATATCGCCATCTGCATCATAGACATTGGCAAACACTCTTGTTCCAATGCCAAGAACCGAACAGAAGTTTCCGTCAGTGGTCAATCGAGTCCAAGATGCACGTTTTTCAGCGCGGTTGGAGTTGAAGAGCGCAATATCCCCATTTGCATTTGACATGAACGCATAAGATTCAGCCTGACCAAATGCTCCATGAGTAACAGTCATGCACTTTGGCGTCACAATCAAATGAGAAGCCAACGTAGAAACAGATGTCGAGGTGTAGGCGTCTTCACGATCTGTGTAGAGATACTCTCGAACAACAGTTCCGCCGCGCTGAACGTAGATTGTTGCCCCGTCAATCGAAACTGGCTGAACGTGGTCGCACCCATACGGAGTTTGCAACCGAATTTGCACATTGGTTGGCGTAATTGGCTGGTTAAGGTAGCTAGGGACATACAACTCGCCCCATGCACCGAAGATTTGCAAATCACGGTTGGAGATTAGGTATCTAATCTCATTCACAGTGCCAGTAGCGGCAACAAGAGCAATGGCATCCGTATCTCCAGCATCGCGAACATCGAAGTTGAAGAAGTCGCCAAGTGCGCTCATCCAAAGTGAGTCGGGTTGAGCCAAGGTTCCTGCGTAACACAGTCTGTTTTCGTGAAAAACTACAGCCGCAGGGTATCCGCGCACCGCAGAGAAAGCTTGTTCGTCCCAGTCCGCGCTTGGAGCGTGAGTTGTAATGGTAACATAGCCACCGCCATCGTCTGCCAAAGACGCAGCGCCTCCAGCGGTGAAATACCAAGTGTTTTCATTAATCACGCCACCAACAGTTCTGGTGCCATTAAGGTTGCCAGCGTTGATGCCACCAGTTGCGCTTGCATTAGAGATCACAACGCTTTCGCCACCAGCAAAACCATGAGCAATCTGTGTAACCTCAACTCTGGTGCTGCCATCAGTGGTTCTAAGTGGGTTTAAGACCGACAATCTAATTGCAAGTGTGTCGATCACCGTTCCAGTCACAACAGTCGAAGAGGTGTATGCAGTAATTTCAATCTCTGCCTCACCATAGCGAACAACGGCTCCAACATGGTCCGCTGTCCAGTGTGGTGCGCTTGTGGTCAGCGTAACCGATCCAGTCGTTCCGCTTGGATTAAGCGTCACACCAGTAGCCTGAAACTTAGAGTAAGGCTGATAGGTTTTCAGGCCATCATATCGCTGGTCAAACGAAAACGGAGTTACCTCAAAGCTGGTAAGGCCCGTCCGAATGATCATTCGCGGCATGAACAACGGATGGCAGATGAACATTACATCGCCATACTGGGCATAGGTGTATTCTTGCAGGTAATCCTGATCGAACGGCAAAGGATCAGCATTTGTATCTTGAGTGATTGTTTCCTCTAGGGTCACAGTGCCATTCGGATTGAGGAAGAAGCAACGAACCTGCTCATGCTCAACGGAAACCAAATACTGCTCATCGTCGGAGAAGACGAATTTAAACAGGTGGGACTGAGCGGGATTAGCGGAGTCAAAGACAATGCCATAGTCGTAAATGTGCTTGAGCCCGTAACGTTTCTTTACGGACCCCTCAGACATTACGATCATGTTTTCTAGCGATTGAGCCGAGGATGCGTAGACTGGACTGTCAACGCGCATTAGCAAAGAGCCACTGACTTCCCCATACTGAAAGCTATTGATTGGGACTCTGACCTTTTGCATTAGCTGCGCCTTTGAGCAATGAACCTCGAAGTGTTGAGCTTGCGCGTAGTCTGCTGTTGAGAGTCAAGACGACGAGCCTGCATCATGTAGAGATTGGCCTTTTGCTCCATGAGCGAAGCAAGCTGAGAATCCCGCGCCACTGATACAGCCAGCAAAGCCGCCATCGAAAACTCCACAGCAATGGTGAAGTAGGCAGGCCAGTTGGCTTCAACGGCGCGGAAAACATAGTCAGCAATGACAGTATCAGCGGCCACTGCGTTGCAGTAAGCCTTGTCACCATAGATGTCATACTCAATCGGCAGATCATTCACAGTGATTGCGTTCAGCATAATCATGCCAGACGGAAGCTGATAAGCCGCATCGAAGCGGCCAGTTGGTGCAGTTGCAAGCCGAGTCAGGGTTGCCTGATTAGTGGCAAAGCGCCAACGAGTATTGGTCAGAGAAGCCCGCGCAAGGTCTTCATACATTGCATCGCAGACATCAGCTTCAACCGTTCCATCCTCGAATGAAGTAATGGCAGAACCACCCATTAGGATGGAGGCGCGGGAGCATACTTTGATTGCGGTGTTTGCGGGCATGTGGGGTTAGGGGGGCCGAAGCCCCCCTCTCCTTTCTTAGTCGGAGTCGGTGTTCGTGATAGCAACACCATTCACCACATCAACGACACCGCCGCTGTTTGCGTTGACATAGGTGTGGCTCACAACCGGGGTGCCACCAGTTTCGGTAACGGCCATGATAACATCGTTGATGTTGAGCATGTTTGATGCCGAGTTAAAGTAACCAGCGGTGTTGACATCACCAAGCGTGTCGGCAGTGGAGTAGTGCCACAGCGAAACGCCCGAAGCGCCAGCAAGGCGAGTCAGACTAGAAGCGGTAAAAGCCATATCTGATTCTCCTTATCAGTTGTTGTCGAGCAGTTCGTAGATGCCGTTGCTATCAATTGCGATAGCGCCCATCGACATCATCGAAGTTGCAAGGTGCGAGACTTTCTCGGCCACATAGTTGATTTCCGTCTGCACATCGGCGTTGATGCCGAGGCCGACTGCGGAGGTGTGGTAGGCAAAGTTCTTGCCAGCCGTAACCGCCGAGGTCGAGAAAATCTTGAAGCCAAGGAATTCCTTCATGGTCATGCCGCCAGCAAACGGCAGGTTCTGCGGGCCAACAAAGTCCGAGGAAGCAAACTCGGTGATGTTGAACAGGTCCGCAAAGCCCTTCGGGTGCATAGCGATGTAACGCTGACCATCTTCGGGAACGTCATTGGTGCCGAACAGTTCGAACAGGGTCAGCATGTCAGCCTTTTCAACAGCAGCAGCAGCCGAGTTGACTTGGGTTCCGTTTGCGCCTGCGTCCATAGCGGTGATCAAAATCTCGTCGGTCTTGCGACCCAGAGCGGCAGCAGCCGACTGAGCAACAGCTTGACGCTCGTTGATGTTGATCTTCAGTTCGTCCAGCTTGTCGATGTATTCGGCAGCGTAGAAGTCTGCCATCGTTGCTTCGACGTAGGTGTGAGCCAGTTCCATCGGAGTGACCATACCATTGCGGGATTTGGTCGAGGCAGAGCCAGCGCCGATTTTCTGGAAGCGAGCAGACGAACCCGTCACGTTGGTCGTGCGAACAGTGTTCCGCAGTTTGGAACCCATGCGCTGATACGCCATGTGAACTTCGGTCTCGAACTGCTTGATGAAGGCTTGGTCGATAGTGTTTGCCATTTTCAAGGTCCATGTTGAAGTTGCGGTCGGACGGGTATCCGCCTTCTCACTTCAACGAGGGTGTCCTTGCGGGCCTCTCAGTGCAGCACGGGCCGTGATGTCACAGTCTCACCAGATTTTACTTGTGGACTGCAACGCACAAAACGGATGACCACTTGTCCATTTGCAGTTTGAATATCACGTTCTGGCAAAAAGCCAAGAGAAACTAACCACTGATGGATCATCTCGTTCTCTGTCCAAACATCACAGGTTAGGCGCGGATGCAGCAGATTGTAGAAAGCCATCAATTTGATTGAAGCTCTGGCAAAACTAATCCAGTGTTTCCGCATGTCTTTGCTAAACATGGCCCACATAAAGCCGTGATCTGGATCAATGCCAGTCACCGCCAATGCCTGACCATCCTTCTCCACAGCATAGACCAGAGGATTGTGAACGATAGCCTCAAGTGATTCGAGAGGCGACCGCTCATAGAGTGTTTCAAACTCTCTAAGGTTTTCTGAGCTAAGATTGGCTACGAAGGGTAGGATGTGGCGCTGTTCTAACGCCACAAGCCGTAGGCCACGCTCTTCAAGGAACGGCTTAGCCATAGATTTTCTTGAACCCTGCATCGACCTTCTTGATGAAGTCATTGTCGCGCTTGGATGGGTTCCAGTAACGCTCGTCCCGCATCATCTCGCGCAGGTCCGCTTCGGAAGTGCCGCTTGCCGGATTCGCGCCTTGAGCAAAGCTACCATCCTTCATTGCGTCCATCATTACCTCAAGGGCAACAATGCCTTCTGCGCTTTCGCACAGACGCTCAATGGCAGGCAAAGTTTCTTTGGGGAAAAACTTGTTTGCAAACATTGACGCAGCTTCAATGCGTTGGTTTGCGCTGTCCCCTAGTTTCTTAACTTCTGCGCCCAAGTCCACAGGGCTTGGAAGCGAATCCATGTAGGTCTTGATGCCGCTTTCAAATTCATCCTGAGAGTATCCGTTCTCGAATGAGTGATCGGCCCACCACTTCAGCAACGGATTGTCGCCAATCTCAGACGAGTCAACGTAGTCTGGAAGGGCATACTCGCCAGCAGATGCAGGGCGATCTTTGTATGCCTCAGACTGAAGCTCCTCAATCACTTTCTTACGCAACTCTTCGTCGCGTGTGCCAAGCTTGCCCTCAAGCTCTTTGTAGGCTTTAGCCAAGTCTTCGGGAGACTTGTATTTCTCAGGGAGCCATTCGGGGCGCTGAGAAGAATCAGTTTGCTGTGGTGCAGCTTGAGTTACTGCGTCAGTGATCTGGCTATTCTGCGGTGCAGCAGTTGTATCCTGCGGTGCAGCGCCCAAGAGGGATTCGCTCATTGTTTGCTCCTGTGTGCATGGGAAATGCGGCGCTCAAGAAGGCCGACGAGATAACGCTGCCCCTCTAAGTGCCGCAATTCTTCTGTGCTAATGCTGGGTCCACTGACCATTTCGATGGTCACTGAACGAAGATAGCGGAGAACTTCCTTTCCCGTGGGGGATGAGAAGACCTCCGCTATGTTCTGACTGATCTGTTTGTCCTGCTCGACTGATCGAGTCATGCCGTCTATGCCGATGTTAACCTTGGGCTGGTTGACCAAGTTGCGCTCCAGACTGTTGCTGCGCTAACTGCTGCGCCATTGCAGCTATCTGCTTACGCTGGTCTTCGTCGCGGATCAAGCTTTCTGGAACACCAAACTTCTTCGCCAAGTGAATAGCAGTCTTTTCGCCATCAATGAGAAGCTGCAACATCTCAGGGCCGAAGGTTCCACCAACAAGCTGCAAGTAGCGGGCGACATTCGAGATGTCTTGATTGGCTTGAGCTTGTGCCAGCGGAGACACCGAGCGAA